GAGCGCAAGAGACCATGCGGCGCATGTTTACCGAGTTCGGATTGACGCCCTCGGCGCGTTCGCGGTTCAATATGCCGCAAACCGTCGATGAGCCAAGCCTCGCCGAGCAGCTTTTTACTTTGATCTCTTCTGAGGAAGAGGACCATGGCGATTGAGATCACAGCTGAGCGCTATGTAGACGATGTGCTCTCCGGCAAGCAGACGGCTTGCCGCTGGGTGCGCCTGGCCTGCGAGCGCCACCGGCGCGATCTGGAGACGGGCGCCGAGCGCGGGCTGTGGTTCGATGAGGCCGCGGCCAAGATGGTGATTGCGTTTTTCACCCTCCTGAAACATTCGAAGGGGGAGTGGGCCGGGCGACCGCTGATGCTGGAACCGTGGCAGCAGTTTGTGTTGTGGAACATCTTTGGGTGGAAGCGGGAGGACGGGACGCGGCGCTTTCGGACGGCGATCCTGGAGGTGGCGCGGAAAAACGGCAAGACGACGATGGCCGCGGGCATCGGGCTGTTTCTGCTGGTGGCGGACGGGGAGCCGGGCGCAGAGATCTATAGCGCGGCGACCAAGCGGGACCAGGCGCGGCTCAGCCACGCTGAGGCGACGCGCATGGCAAAAGCGAGCGCGCAGCTCAGGCGCGAGGTCCGCATTTTCAAGGACAACATTCACATCCCAGATACGGCGAGCAAATTCGAGCTGCTGGGCGCCGACAGCGATACCATGGACGGCCTCAATGTCCACGGCGCGATCGTGGACGAGATCCACGCGCACAAGACGCGGGACACGTGGGATCTACTGGAAACCGCAACAGGGGCTCGACGGCAGCCGCTCATGTTTGGGATCTCAACCTCGGGATTTGACCGGCAGAGCCTGTTTTGGACTCAGCACGAGTACACACAGAAGGTATTGGACGGGGTGATTGAGGATGATACCTGGTTTGGCGCCATTTACACGATTGACGAGGGCGATGACTGGGAGGATGAGACCAACTGGATAAAGGCCAACCCCAACCTGGGGGTGTCTAAGAAGTGGGACGATATGAGGTGCAAGGCGGCACGGGCCAGGGAAATGCCGGCGGCGCTGAATGCTTTCCAGCGGCTGGAGCTGGACATTTGGACCCAGGCCGAAACCAAGTGGATGAATATCGAGCACTGGCGGGCCTGTGGCGGCGCGGTGGACGGCGACGGCCTCCGGGGCCGGACTTGCTACGGAGGTCTCGACTTGTCGAGCACCACAGACGTGACAGCGCTGGTGCTGGTGTTTCCGCCGCAAGCCGAGGACGACAGCTATCAGGTACTTTGCAGGTTCTTTATCCCGGAAGATTCGATGCACGATCGGTCACGCCGGGACCGGGTGCCGTACGATGCCTGGGTACGGCAGGGGTTTATGACGGCGACGCCGGGAAATGTGGTGGACTATGATTTCATTTTGCAGCAAGTTAAGGATGACGTAGAAGCATTTGACCTGCGTCAGATCGCCTTTGACCGGTGGGGCGCGGCAAAGATCCAGAGCCAGCTCATGGAGCTGGGCGGCGAGGAATTCATGGTGCAGTTTGGCCAGGGGTTTGCGAGTATGAGTGCGCCGATGAAAGAACTGGAGAAGCTCGTGTTGGGCCACAAACTGGCGCACGGCAACAATCCGGTTTTGACATGGATGGCCGATAACCTGGTGGCCCGAGAGGATCCAGCCGGCAACATCAAGCCGGATAAGGAAAAGAGCATCGAAAAGATCGATGGGATTGTGGCGCTGATTATGGCCCTGGATCGAGCCACACGGCACGAGCCGCCGAAGCGGTCTATCTACGAGCAACGCGGCCTGGAGGTGGCATGAGAATTTTGGATCGCTATCCTGAAGTGAAGCAGGTCATTATCAATACCAAGACAGACAAGAGTTTCCGTGGGGTGCTATGGTCACGGCGGCGGGGGTACATTGTATTGCGAAACGTGAGCATGTTGCAGCCTCGCGGCGAGGCCATCAAGGTGGACGGCGAGGTGGTGATCGAGAGCGCCAACGTCGATTTTATCCAGGTGATAGGCTAATGGCCGTCATTCAGAGCGCCGCAGGGTTGGTGAATGTACAACCGGATTGGTGGCCGCTGCTGGCCACGAGTCGCGGTTCACTCTCGTTCTACAACCAGTACAGCTACGACTATGCCACCATCTACCGGACGCAGCCGAACGTGCGGACGTGCGTGGACTTTTTGGCGCGGAACATTGCGCAGCTCGGGCTGCACGTGTTTCGGCGGGTGAGCGATACGGACCGGGTGCGGCTGACAGATCATGGCCTGGCCAGGGTGCTGGGGCAGCCGCTGCCCGCGGCCTACAAGGTGACGCGGTACCGGCTGATCGAGACACTAATGAGCGATCTGGGCATCTATTTCAACGCCTACTGGATCAAGATCAGGGCCGGGGGCCAGATCGGGCTATTGCGGGTGCCGCCGGCGTTGGTGACGGTCAAGGGCGGGCTGGTGCCACTGGAGTATCAGATCAACTTGAACGGGGCGCTGAACCCGCGGGTGCTCGGGCCGGACGAGGTGGTGCACTTTCGCGGCTACAATGCCGAGAGCCAGGTCCTGGGCCTGTCGCCACTAGAGACGCTGCGGCGGGTGCTGGCGGAGGAGCACGCGGCGGGCGAGTATCGGGAGAAATTCTGGCAGAACGCGGCGCGGATGGGCGGCATTATCGAGCGCCCGATAGATGCGCCGGAATGGAGCGACGCGGCTCGCACGCGGTTCAAAGCCGAGTTTGAGGCGCTGTATAGCGGCGCGGACAATAGTGGCAGAACGGCGATCCTCGAGGAAGGCATGGAGTGGAAGCAGTCGACGTTCAACGCGCAGGAGAGCGAGTACCTCGCCGGGCGGAAACTGAGCCGCGAGGAATGCGCGCGAGCGTACCACATTCCGCTGCCGCTGGTTGGAATCCTGGATCATGCCACATTCAGCAACATCAAGGAACAGCATAAGAACTTGTACCAGGACTCATTGGGGCCGTGGCTAAAGATGATCGAGGAAGAGATCGAGCTGCAACTGCTGCCTGAGTTTGGGGATAGCCAGGGCATCTATTGCGAGTTCAACATTGCCGAGAAGCTGGCGGGCTCGTTCGAGGAACAGACCACGTCCCTACAGAGCGCGGTAGGCAGGCCGTGGATGACGGCCAACGAGGCGCGGGCGCGAATGAACCTGCCGCGATTAGAACAGGAGGACGCCGACCGGGTGGTCACCCCGCTGAATGTGCTGGTGGGGGGCCAGGCCAGCCCGCGGGACAGCGCGCCAGACACGGCGCCAGAGGCCGCGGGGGCCCTGGGGCACGAGGCTAAGACGGCGCGCCGAGGCATCGACAGCCACCGGCCTGCGATGAGGGCCCAGCACGAGAGGAAATGGGCGGAGGTACTGAGCCGGCATTACCGGCGGCAGGAAGCGGCGATTGTGAGCCGGGTGCCTGCGGCACCGGGGAAGGACGACCTGGGGGATGGGATCTGGTGGGACACTGAGCGCTGGAATAACGAGCTGTATGAAGACCTTCTACGGCTGAACGTGCTCACCGCGGGGGCCTGGGCTGCCGAGATTGCGGCGATGCTGGACGCGGAGATCTCTGAAGAGCGGATGTTGCCGTGGCTGAAAGAGCACAGCCGCATCCAGGCGGAGAACCTGAATCAGCAAACACGAGACGCGGTGGAGGCGGCGCTGCGGGAGGATGACGCGCTAGAGGCCGTCAAGAACGTGTTTGCCATCGCGCTGACCTCGAGTGTAGCACGGCAGGCGTTATCGGCTGTGACCACGGCGTCGATGTTTGGGTCGTACGAGGCGGCTAATGCCGGGGGATTGCGGACCAAAACGTGGGTGGTCAACAGCAGCCATCCGCGGGACACACATTTGCGGATGGACGGAGAGACGGTCGGCATTCGGGACCGATTTAGCAACGGGCTGCGCTGGCCGGGGGACCCCTCGGGGCCCGCTGAGGAAAATGCCAACTGCCAGTGCAGTGTGATCTGGAATTAGGGGGTAGAGATGGAGACGAAAACGTACCGGGCGCAGCTTGAGTTAAAGGCAGACAGCGAACAGGGCGAGTTTGAGGCCGTATTTGCCACATTGAACGTGATTGACCACGACGGAGATGTGACCCTGCCGGGCGCGTTTGGCGAGCAGCGAGTGTTGATCGAGCCATGGAACCACGATTATTCGCGGCCCCCGGTGGGCAAGGGGGTGATCGGAGAGAAGGACGATGAGGCCCATGTGAAGGGTCGGTTCTTCCTGGATACTCCGGGAGGGCTCGAGCACTATGCGGTGGTCAAGGCGCTGGAGGACATGCAGGAGTGGAGCTATACCTTCCGAATCGTGGACGCGGAGCCGGGGGTATTCGAGGGTGAGAACGTGCGGTTCCTGAAACGGATGGACGTGTTGGGGGTCAGCCCTGTGACCCGCGGCGCCGGGATTGGAACGCGCACTACGACGATCAAGAACGCCGCGGATGACGGCGTTGCTGATACCGAGGGGGACGCCGAAGGCGAGGCCGGCGGGGACGACGGTAAGCCGAGCGGGGTACCGCCGCGGGTGGTTTTGACTGAAATCGAGATCGAGCTTTTGGAGGCATAAGATGAATCTGAAAGAGAAACTGCAAAAGGCGCTGCTGGACGCGCGCGCCATTTGCGAACAAGCGGAAAAAGAAAACCGCGACTTTACGCCGGAAGAGCGGCAGCAGGTCGCGGGCTATATGGACGAGGCCAAGACGCTGAAGGCGCAGATCAAGGACGCCGAGGGCGATGCGGCCCTGCGGGCGGCTGTGGCCGACTTTGCCGCGGAACTGGCCGCGCAGCCGGACCCGGTGCAGGCGGCCATCATCAAGGGCACGCTGGGCGAGCGGTTCGTGAACGCGCCCGAGTTCCAAGCGTGGATCAAGAGCGTCGCGCCCGAGGGTCGCATCCCGGAGCGTTCGGCGTTGATGAGTCCACCCGTGATGTTCAAGAACCTGTGGGGCTCGGGGCGCAAGGACCTGATCACGGGGGAATCGGACACCAGCGCCGGGGCGTTCGTGCAAACGGACTATACCGGCATCTATGAGCCACTGGGGCGGTATCCGCTCAACGTGCTGGGCCTGGTGTCGCGCCGGACCACGACCAGCGACCTGGTGGAGTTTGTGCGGCAGACCGTCAAGGTGCAGGAGGCCGCGGTGGTGGCGGAGGCCACCGACACCGACTATACCGGGGCCACGGGCCAGGAAAGCGGCGAGAAGCCGGAAGGCGCGGTTGCGTTCGAGAAGGTCACCTCGGCGGTGAAGACCCTGGCGGTGTGGGTGCCTGCCACCCGGCGGGCGCTGTCGGACGCGGCCCAGATCCGGGGCATCATCGACCAGGAGCTGCGCGACGACCTGGACGAGGAGTTCGAGGACCAGATCCTCAACGGCGACGGGACCGGGGAGAACTTTACCGGCATCATGAACACCGCCAACGTCCTCACCCAGGCGTTCGACACCGACATCCTGACGACGATCCGCAAGGCGCGGACCAACCTGGCGGTGAACGGGCGCAGCCGGCCGACGGCCATCGTGCTGCACCCGAACGACATGGAGACCATCGACCTGCTGGAAGACGACCAGGGTCGGTTCTACTTTGGCGGCCCCATCGACGGCGGGGTGCAGCGCATCTGGCGCGTGCCGGCAGTGGAGAGCGAAAGCATCGACGAGGGCACCGCGCTCATGGGCGACTTTCGCAAGGCAGTCGTCTGGGACCGGGAGCAGGCCAACATCCAGGTGAGCAACAGCCACGAGGATTTCTTTATCCGCAACATGGTGGCCATCCTGGCCGAGATGCGGGCCGCGTTCGGCGTCATTCGCCCGACGGCGTTCTGCGTCATCGACCTGGAATCGGGATCCTAACTGAATGCGGGTGAATATCGTCTGTCGGAACCATCGTGAGGATCGGGTGATCCCGCGGTTCAGCCGTTATCTGCGGGATCGCCTGGGTTGGTCGCTCACGGCGCGGCCGGAGCCGGGCGCCGATCTGGTGTACCTGTCGGGCTATTTCGAGACGCAAGTCTGCGAGACGTGGCCTGACGCACCGGTGGCGGCGCTATTCACCCACCGAGAGGAGCAACCTCCGGGGAATGCAAAGGCGGCCCTGTATGACGCGGTCGCAAAGCGGATTCAGTTGCGGGTGGCCATGTGCCGGCTGTACGCAGGACCGCTAGAGAACTATGGCCCGACGATCCAGCCCCCTCTTCCTGTCGAGCGCGACCGATTCACGATCCCCACGGCGCGGAATCGGCGGCTGGTCGCCGGGTTCTCGGGATATACCTACTCGAACAAGCGGAAGGGCGAGGACCTGGTCAAGGCGGTCCTGGCCAGCAAGGCAGGCCAGGGTGTGGAGTGGCGGGCCTCGGGCCGGGGGTGGCCTGTGCCGACCAAGAGGTTTCCGTGGAAACAGATGCCGG